CTTGTTTTAGCACTTGTATCAATCGTCTCAGCCTCTCACAATGTATCTAATGGATGCATATCTTTTTCAGTCAGTTCTGGAACTGGATGTGCTTGGATGTGCCAATACTGCCAAGACAACTTAAAAACAACAAATTACTATTTCACTGATAATGTATGCAAATATCAACCTGGGGGATGTGTTGGAAACCCTATTGCTGGTAAACAATATACATGTTGTTCAAATTCTCAAGAATTATAAATTAAAAACTTATATACCCAGAATATAATTTATTATGAGCATTTATATTTCCATTTGCAGCTGCTTTAATCATTAAATCATTTCCAACTAGAAAATTTTGTTGAACTCCATATCCATTTAGATAACATTCGCCTAGTAAATATTGAGAATCTGCATGATTTTGTTGAGCAGAATAATATAACCATATCGCAGCAGCTTCTTTATTCATTTGTATTCCTTGTCCATTAAATAAACAATATCCTATTTTATATTGTGCTCTAGCAAGTCCTTGTTGTCCAGCCTTATTAAACCATACAATTGCTTGCTCTTTATCTACTTTTTTTGCACATCCAGTTCCATTAAACAAATCATTTCCAATAAAATATTGATATGTTGGATCTGAAAAATAAAATGGGTTTAATTTAGTCATGTCAAGATTTTCGTAATTTTCTATTAGAGACATTTTTTATACATTATGAGAAATAATGTATTAAAATTGTGATTTTCAATTTTTTTAGATTCATTTATGAATATAAAAAATTAGAACTAATTAAAATGAAGTTTCAATTTTTTTATTTAAACTAATATATGAAGATTACAAAATCTCAAGCACAAAAACTTGCAAAACATTTTAAAATTGATTTAGATATTGTTGATTTTGATGAATGGCATTATGGCCTTAATGTAGAATTAGAACATGGTAAGAAATTTAATATTATTACAAATTTAACAAATGATAATCAAATAATGACTGCTAAAATAGTTATTTCCCATCTTCTTGAATTTCCAGATTACTATAAAAGATTACAAAAATTCGAAGCTTCGGCAGATAAATACTGGAGTAATAAAATTAAAAAAGATATATTTAAAAATTAACATGAAAACTCCATTCTCTATTATCATCTCCAATTTTTTCATATGCACCAACTGTTGAAGGAGACTTTATTCTTTTATAATTTTTATAATTTGAATCTAAATATTTTAAACATTTATTTACACCTTGATGATAAGCATCGTCAATTACAATTATTCCTCCTTTTCTTAATAATAAATTTGCATAAAAGAAATCTAATAAAGTATAATCAAATGTATGCCAACCATCTATGAAAATTAAATCATATTCATTCTTCTTTTCTAATAATTTTGGTAATATTATATATGACTTGTCTTCATATAATTTATGATATTTATCCATTTTAATTTTCTTAACCAATTTAACTCCAAAATTATTCCATTGAGTTTCTTGAAATGGATCTATTGAATCTAATTTAATATCATCTTTTTTTAATTTTTTTAATCCAAGTAATATATACATACTTGATATACCATATGCCATTCCAACTTCTAAACATCTTTTTAATTTATGTTCATGTATAATATTATATAAGAAATTTCCTTCAACAGGTTTTATAGAACTATTTATATTTGTATTCTCTTGAATTGACACAGATGTTAATTTTAAGTTTTCATATAATTGTTTTTCAAACTCATAATCAATATTAATATTGTTTTGTGTATATTGAAATTCAATATATTGATTTAAAAATAATTTATCTACAATATTAAAATATAATTCAAAATCCTTATTTGCAATACTCTTAATTATATTTAAATATATTTTAGAACTATCTAACATATAATAACTTAAATTATTTAGATCAATTGTTTCATCAATTTTAACATATTCTATATTATCAATTAATTCTTTAAATTTATCTTTTGATATAATTTGATTATAATCTAAACATACTACCCAACTATGATATATTATAATACGTTCAAATAATAATAATAATAAATTAATTAATTTTATTGTATTTGAATCATATCCAAATAACTGAAATATTAAACCTCCATTCTTATTTAAACATTCAAAAACAGTTAAAATTTTTATAATTGTCGGTTTAAATTGATATTCTATTCTTTCTTGAATATTTAAATTTTTAATATCATCATATTTAAATAAATTTGCTTTAATAAAATCATATTTATTTTTACATTTGTCTCTTAAATTATCTTTACCAACTAAATAATCATTTTTAAGATTTTTATAAAAACTAACATCAAAATGAATATATAATATATTATCTGTTGAAATAAAACTTTTTGATAATACATCCTCTATATTTATATATGGTCTTGATTTATTTCCATACCATATATTTTTATATAATACATTATCTCTGTAATTAACTCTAATATCATAAAATTCTTGTCCATTTTTTAATATCTCTTTGTTATCTGGTAATGAATATATATGTTTACGTTTATCTATACTATAATTAAAATTATATCTTGATACTTCAAACATATATTAAATTTTATTTTTATTTTATTTATAAATTAATTTATTCCTATATTTTTAGCTATAGGGTTCTGTTTAGTAACTCCGAAGAGGGTATTTCTACCATTAGCTATTGCTTTGTTAATAGTAAATATTTAGACTCGAAGAGGATCTTTCGATCATTATTATAGTTTTGGATATAAGCCATTTTGATAGAGGATCTTTCGATCAGATTATAGTTTTTCTGGATATAAGCCATCTTATATACTCCGAAGAGGAACTTTTCAGTTCTTTTTGCACGTTTTATGTGCGGACGCTTGTTTATACCTCATAAGAGGGAACTTTCGTTCTGTTATCACTTATAATTAGTTATTATATAATATAATATGAAAATTTCAATTTTTTAAGAAAAATTGAAATTTTATTACTTTAATCTAAATATTATGAATAAATCATCTTCGAAATGGCACACCAATCTACAATGGCCGACTTCGAAACAAAAGTTTCTTTCAAGATAATAATTGAAAAATACCCGTATATCAAATTGCTAATTGATGCAATTATGAAAAAATTTCCGGTAAAATTTATAATTCATCCATATATGATATATGAAATACCAATGGAATCAATACATAAGAATTTTAATAGTTCATTATACGCATTAGATAAAATTATTTGGAAGGTTCGTAATATGAAAGATGAAAATGAAGAATTATTTAAATTAAAACATTTGACTTCTCTTGATCATTATATGAGTTATATTAATAGACAAATTAGTAAAGGAATTAACCTATATCAAAAATTCTTTGATGAACTTGAATTTCCCAAACATAATATTCCGATTGGGAAAACTGATGGTAACATTAATTATAGAGAATTAAGTTTTTTCCCACATGCTAAGAAAGAATCAAGACCTATAAAGTTAATGACATCTGCATTAGAAAATCATGAGAAATTTTCTCTTGAAGTTGTATCACATGTAGAAATGATTGATTTGCATTCAATTCTTTGTGGATTTATTAGAATTATATCCGAAGAAGAAAGAATTAAGAAGAATATCTATAAAATTATGAAAAATGTTATATATTATAAAGATATTTTTAAGGAAATTCCTGAAGATGGCTCAGGAACTGGATTATCAGTTCTGTTACATAAGCCATCAAGACGTTTTACATGTTCTATCCCATTGAAAGAACTAGCGTCTTATATTAGTGGAAGTATTGAATCTAACAAATTTGATTTGACAAGTAGTCAATATTTTAAAAATCAAAATCAATTAAAGAAAACTACTAGTATAACAATCCCTTGTGCGTGTTGTGTTGAGAAGGGTGTAAAAGATATTAAAAATATAGTAATCCCATTTAAGGGATTTATTACTATTATGTCAAGTCTATCTTCTCAAGAAAAAGATTTTGTTAAGATGTATAATGATGCCAGAATTACGAAAGCAATTGGTAATCCAGAATATAATCTGTATTATTGTAAAACAGATACATGTAAGTTTAATAAAACACCATATGTAATTATTTCCGGATATCATTGTAAGATAGATAAATGTATTCGTAATTATAATGAACATGGAAAAGGATTTTTTCACAAATTTAGTTGCCCTGATTGTAAAATAAATGTATGTGGCATCTGTTTTAATGATAAGGATTCTCACTTGGGTGAAACAGAAGTATGTCCTAAAAAGGCAGGATTAATTTCTGCTGAAGAAATTGAAGAGGCACGTAAGAATGGATTTCGTCAATGCCCCTGTTGTAAAATAATGACAGAGCGCGATGAAGGATGTGCACACATGACATGTGCTTCATGTTTAAATCATTGGTGCTTTGACTGCGAGCAATTATTACCTGTTGATCCAGTTCGACGCTCGAGATATATTCACAGATGTCCAAATGCAGTTCCCGGAGTACAGGGAGCGTATACTGATCCAGTGGATGCTGCTCAAATTGGACATTTTGGATTAATTCGTGGAGATAATCCCGAGGTAAATCCTGCAGATAATCATGAAATTAATTAATTTATATAAAAGAATAGTATTATATTTCTTATGCAATATAGAGATATAAGTGGACATATTATGGAACATTTAAGAGTCTATCAATCACCTTATCCTAAAATTAGAATTGGAAAAAATAATGATGGTGGTTATGTAATTTGTGATATACCAGAAGTGAATTATGATATATTATTATCTGGAGGAATTGATACTGATATTAGTTTTGAAAAAGTACTTTTAGAAAAATATCCAAATTTATTTGGATATGGTTTCGACGGTACTATAGAAAAAATACCAGAACATAATTTTAGTAATAGATTTACTATTATTAAAAAAAATATTAGTTCAAATGAAAATGATAAATTAACAAATCTAAGAGAATACTTCGATAAATATAATAATATTTTTATGAAAATGGATATTGAAGGTGCTGAAAATTATTTATTTGCATCCTTATCCGATAATGACTTACTAAAAATTAAACAACTCGTTATAGAATTTCATAGTCCAACTCAAGTAGTAATTCCTTCAAGACTCGCTAATACTCATTGGTTAGTTCACTTCCATCCAAATAATAATAAACCAATGGCATTAATAGAAAATACTCCAATTCCTTGGCTATTTGAATGTACATATATACGTAAAGATAATATCACATATTTACCATTTAATAAAACACCTATTCCGGATGCATTACTTGATCAACCAAACATGCCAACATTACGAGATCATATATTAAATGTACCTCCATATGTTAATTAATCAACTTCCTCAACTTTAGGACCTGGTTCTGGCATATCTGGTTGTGTTCCTTGAGGATTTGCATATTTCATCGGATTAAATACTTCATTTAATTCCTTTTGTTTTGATTCGTATTCTTCAGTTGTATGTTCCCCTTCCATCCACTTAAATGTATCTTCGACAAATTGTTTTAGTTTTGTCATTTCATCCTCGGGTATTGATGTTTTTAATTTCTCTTCATCAAGTGCCGATTTCATTCCATAAACCATTCCCTCTAATTTATTCTTCGCCTCAATCTTCTTTCTGAATAGTTCATCTTCTTCCTTGAATTTTTCTGCCTCTTCAACCATTTTATCAATTTGTTCCTTTGTTAATGCATTTCCACTCGTTTGAATTGTCAGTTTTTGTGACTTGCTTGTTGACTTCTCTAATGCTGTCACTGTAAGAATTCCATTTGCATCAATATCATATGTCACCTCTAATTGAGGAACTCCTCTGGGCATTGGCGGAATTCCATCAAGTTGAAACTCTCCAAGTTTGTGATTATCCTTTGTTAATGGTCTCTCTCCTTGGAAGACACGAATTGTTGCAGCAGGTTGATTGTCAGAATATGTACTAAATGTTTGAGACTTCTTCGTAGGAATTGTTGTATTTCTTGTAATTAAAGGTGTCATTACATTTCCAGATGTCTCAATTCCAAGTGTAAGAGGCGTTACATCAAGAACAATTAATGAATCAAGTTTCTCATCCTTTACTCCTCCAAGAATTGCCGCTTGAACTGCAGCACCATATGCAACTGCTTCATCTGGATTTACTGATTGACATAGTTCTTTACCATTGAAATAATCACGTAAGAGTTGTTGAACTTTTGGAACTCTTGTTGATCCACCAACTAAAACAATATCATGTACTTGATCCTTTGACATCTTTGCATCTTTCATTACTTGTTCAACTGGTATCATTGTCTTTCTGAATAAATCTTCACATAATTGCTCAAACTTTGCCCTTGAAACAGTTGTGTTAAAATCATTTCCATTATGTAATGAATCAATTTCAATATTTGTTGTCATTGCGGTGGATAATGATCTCTTTGCTCTTTCGCACGCATTTTGAAGACGTCTTCTGGCTTTCATGTTCTTGGAAATATCCTCTTTGTACTTCTTTTGATACTCGATACAGCAGTAATCTACAAGACGTTGATCAAAATCTTCACCACCTAAGTGACCATCTCCGGCAGTTGCCTTTACTTCGAATACTCCATCGTCGATTGATAAAAGTGTTACATCATGTGTACCCACATGTTTGTTATCGATTAGTCATTTAAACTAACCTTCTTATGGTTTCCCATAAGTTCGGACTATATCTTCATGATAAATTATTATTATCATGCACGGCACTCGTGGGTATTTCATCATCGGATTATAAATCCATTAGATTACTTTACCTAGTCTCTGAACCTTCATCCCCTTTCGGTTGGATGCTTGGCTGCGGATTGCCCATTGTTTCATCTTTAACATTTTTACTATACCTCAAGTAATTACTTTGAGCCACTATTATGTCACTATAATAGTTTAGTAGTTAAAGCTTTAGGGGTTTCCCGCAATTCACCGTGTTCCTTATTTATATAAGTGAGGGCTTAAACCTCAGGAAGCAGTACATTTAAAATATACATATTATTATTTATATTAATTGAATCTTTATTATTATGTAAAAATTGTTGTTTTTTAATTAAGAATTTATTAATAATATCTAAATCTATCTTATCACCTTTAAGTATGTTTTCTGTTTTTTGAAGAGGTCTGAAGTTTGACCAATTATAACATGAATTTATATCATTTTCATTTGTTAAATCAAATGAAGCACATGGTTTAATATGGTCAAAATGCCAATATGAACCATGATTCGCCCAATTCATGTTATTATCAAAATTACTATCTATCCACTTTTTAAAAAAATTAATATCACATCCCAAGTATTCAAGCGTTCTATTCTTCTTTTCTTTAACATATGTTAAAAGACTTTTACGTATTGAATACTTAATTTTATTTTCCGTAGAAGAATATTTTTTTTTATTATATTCTTTCATATATTCTACGGTTCTCTTTATTTTGGGATTATGACCTACATTTTTTACTTTATTTGAATGACATATATTACAAAAGCTAAAATAGCCATCTACATGTCTTGTGGATTTATAGAATTGAGTAATATCTTTTTCAATATTACAAACAGTACATATTTTTTTAGTGATAGATATATCGATATCATTAGATATTCTTAATTTACTATTAACTTTACAACAATTTTTACACTTACTTCTGTAGCTCTTTTTAGTTATAACAGTTCTGTCAATATAAAAATTATCAATTGATAATTTTTTGTTACATTGAGTACAGTTTTTAGATTCCATAATATAAATATAATTATTCATTTAAGTCATTATGAATAACATGTATATTTAAAACATATATTTTAGATGATATAATCATCTAAAATTGTTTACCTCCGCAGTCGAAAATCAATACATTTCTCTCACCCTTCTTATCAAGACCATATGCAAGTGCAGCAGCAGTTGGCTCATTAATAATACGAATTACATTTAATCCAGCAATTGTACCAGCATCTTTTGTTGCCTTACGTTGAGAATCATTGAAGTATGCAGGTACTGTTACAACAGCATCAGTTACTGTCTTGCCAAGAAAAGACTCAGCAGTTTGCTTCATCTTAACTAATACCATTGCAGATAATTCTTCTGGTGAGAATTGTTTTGTTTCACCATTTACAGTTGCTTCAATTAAAACTCTATCATTTGAGCCAGCAGTTACCTTAAAAGGCATATTCTTAATTTCCTTTTGTACAATTGAATCACTAAAATTTCTTCCAATTAAACGCTTAACATCAAAAAATGTATTCTTTTGATTTGATACTGATTGACCCTTGGCACTCTCTCCAACAAGTCTTTCACCAGTTTCACTGAATGACACCCATGATGGTGTTGTTCTATTGCCTTGATCGTTTGCAATAATTTCTACGCGATCATTTTGCCAAACACCTACAGCACTATATGTTGTTCCTAAGTCTATACCAATAACAAACTTACTCATGATAATAATATTATTATTATGAGTTATTCTTTTATATTAAATTTCTTTAAATTTCTTTCTATGATAAGTATAAATTAATCTATAAAAATATTACGTATACATTTTTCAAATTTAGTATCAATATCAGAAATTTTTGTTGTTGCTATATTATATATCTCTATTTTATCAGAATTACTATTATATACCTTATTTGGATCAAAACATTTCTCACAAACTAATATTACAATTATTTTATAATTTAAATATTTATATTTTTTTGAAAGAATTTTTTCTAAATCTTTTGCATCATCAATATCATTTTTTATATTAGTAAATCTACCATTATGTTCATCGTGTAAATGACAAGCATGACCTTTTCTTAAAAAAATTATTTCTTCATCTATATTTTCTAAAATATTTATTAATCTCGTTATTCTTCTTGTATACTTTATTTCATCAATATCAAATGTTTCTTTAGTAAAATCATGCATAAAAAATATATCATATTCATTTATTCTAGTTTTAAGATCAGTTGGTGTAAAATTTAAAAAATTATCATCAAAACATTTAGAAACACCATTATATGTGACAGTCCAATCAAATGGAAATGAAAAACTTCTTAAAGAATATTTTTTTAATAAATCTGCATTTCCACAATCTACACCAATTGGTATAATCATATAATATATTTATATTATTTATAAAAAAATTTACTTTAACTCAGCAAGAGATCCCAAAGGTGTCATCTTGATTGAGAAATATGTCTCAATATCCTTGATATACTTTCCATCATTTGGCGTAATAAAATTTACTGCAGTTCCCTTACGACCATATCTTCCAGCACGACCAATTCTGTGAATATAATTCTCACGATTAGTCGGTACATCATAGTTAATTACAATCGAAATACCTTGAACATCAATACCACGCGCAAGCATATCAGTTGCAATGAGAACTTTAACTTGACCATGACGGAAACGTTCCATGATAGCCTCTCTCTCATCAATCTTCATTTCACCATGGATTTCTCCTGCAGGAAACTTTTGTTCCTTCAGTTTATCAAAAAGCCAATTTACCTTTGATTTAGAATTACAAAAGATAATAGATTGACTAATTGCTAGATGCTCATAGATGTCAAGTAACACCTCTAACTTAAATTCCTCTTTATCAATATTAATATAATGTTGCTTAATTCCTTCAACAGGAACATCATCCTTCTTAACAAGAATTTGAACAGGCTCATTCATAAACTTATTTGTAATTTCAAGAGTCTCATCAGATAGAGTTGCAGAGAATAAACAGATCTGCATATCATCTGATAGACCACTCTTTAAAATATGATATAATTGTTCCTTAAATCCACGATCAAGCATCGCATCTGCCTCATCGATAATTAATACTTTAATGTTCTTACCATCAATTACTCCACGATTTAATAGATCATATACACGTCCAGGAGTTCCAATCATTACATGGATTCCATCTCTAAATGCTTCAATATCAGTTTTAACAGATTTACCTCCAATACATAAATGGGTCTTCACTTTTAATTGTTCTCCAATTCTTGTAACTACTTGACATGTCTGCTCCGCAAGTTCTTTCGTCGGAGATAAAATTATTGATTGACACTTTGCAGGTCCAGAAAAATCCAATTGCTGTAACATACTAATTGCAAATGTTGCAGTTTTACCAGTTCCAGATTGGCCTTGCGCAATGATATCACGGCCTGATATCATTGGCACAATTGCTTTCTGTTGAATATAAGACGGTCTTTCAAAGCCGTACGAATAAATTCCTCTTAAGAGAGGCTCTTTCAGAGCCATCTCATCAAACGTTGTGTAGAGTTTAGCGCTTTCAGTCATTTTGTAATATAATAAATTTACTTATCTTTATATAAAAAATTGAAAAATCAATTTTTTTTGTCTTTCTATATTCTCTATAATTTAACCATAATGAAGGAAGTTACCATAGAAGGGACTATTTATAGGATAGGCCAAAATGACAAAGACAATACTGACCTTATAAAGAACTCAGAAAATGAATGGTTTTGGTTTCATCTTGAAAAGTTTCCATCTTGTCACGTCATTATTTGCAAAAGTGAGATTAGTGGTGCAGAAATTACAACTGCTGCTCAATTAGTAAAGGATAATAGTAAATACAAATTTAATAATATTGGTATTAACTATTGTCAAGTCAAAAATCTTGTCCACGGTGACAAGGCAGGATCAGTAAGTTTTGTTAGTAACAAACAGGTCAAGAAAATTAATTTATAA